AGGGTGAGCAAGGTACACAAGGACTTCAGGGTGAGCAAGGTACACAAGGACTTCAGGGTGAGCAGGGAACTCAGGGTCTGCAGGGAGATCAAGGTCTTCAAGGTAATTTTGGTATACAAGGTATACAAGGATCTACCGCAGGAGATGCTGCAACTCTAGACGGATTGGATAGTCTTCAATTCGTAAGATCCGATGTTAGCACCACGATGACCGGTGGTTTCTTAACTCTTGCACAAGATCCATCTGGTAATCTACAAGCCGTCACAAAACAGTATGTAGATACACTAGTATCTGCGGCTATACATTATCACGACCCAGTTAGAGTAGAGTCACCAATCTCTCTTAATGCTATTTATGATAACGGAATATCAGGAGTTGGCGCTACATTAACGAATGGCGGAACTCAGCTAGGTCTTATTATAGATGGAATTACGCTAAGTACTGACAACCGTGTTCTTTTATATCAACAAGCTAACACGGCTCATAACGGCGTGTATACAGTCACAGATACTGGTTCTGCAAATACTGATTGGGTTCTTACTCGTTCAACCGATACAGATTCTTACAGCCCAAGCGATTCTGGAAGTATAGGTAGAGGCGACGCGTTTTACGTCCTAGAAGGTAACACCGGAGCCGGCGAACTCTATGTACTGACCACAGAAGGAGTCATTACATTTGGAAGCACTGGCATAAACTTCTCACAGATAAGCTCTTCACAGATTTACAAAGCAGGCGCTGGATTAGAACTCAATGGTGTTGAGTTTTCTATTAATCCAGATGCGAATATTATAGTAAGTGGAGTTACAATACAAAGTATAGGACCTGTAATAAACTCAAGCGGTACGTGGGTTGGAGATCCAACTAATTTACAGGGAGCTCAGGGTACAACCGGATCGCAAGGTCTTCAAGGATCTCAAGGTACGGCTGCTGTAGACGGATTAGACGGTGCTCAAGGTCTTCAGGGAACTCAAGGCACGACTGGATCACAAGGAACAACAGGAACTCAGGGAGTTCAAGGAACTACTGGATCTCAAGGTCTTCAGGGATCACAAGGAACTCAGGGTGAACAAGGTATTCAAGGAACTCAAGGTACTACTGGATCTCAAGGTACTACTGGATCTCAAGGCCTCCAAGGAACTCAGGGTACTACCGGAACTCAAGGTCTTCAGGGAACTCAAGGTACAACTGGAACTCAGGGTACTACCGGAACTCAAGGTATTCAGGGAACGATTGGTACCCAAGGTACTACTGGAACACAAGGTATTCAAGGTACTACCGGAGTTCAAGGAACTACTGGATCTCAAGGTCTTCAGGGATCACAAGGAACTCAGGGTGAACAAGGTATTCAAGGAACTCAAGGTACTACTGGATCTCAAGGTACTACTGGAACTCAGGGAACTACAGGATCTCAAGGTATTCAGGGAACGCAAGGTACAACTGGATCTCAAGGTACGACTGGATCTCAAGGAACTCAAGGACTTCAGGGTGAGCAGGGAACACAAGGTACAACTGGTATTCAAGGTACTACCGGTGCGCAAGGTACAACTGGATCTCAAGGTCTTCAGGGAACACAGGGAACTACAGGATCTCAAGGTCTTCAGGGAACACAGGGAACTACAGGAACACAAGGTACGACTGGAACTCAGGGAACTACAGGAACTCAGGGAACTACAGGATCTCAAGGTCTTCAGGGAACACAGGGAACTCAGGGTCTTCAAGGTGAGCAGGGAACTCAGGGTCTTCAGGGTGAGCAGGGAACTCAGGGTCTTCAGGGAACACAGGGAACTCAGGGTCTTCAAGGTACACAAGGAACTCAGGGTCTTCAGGGTGAGCAGGGAACTCAGGGGGCAACTGGTACACAAGGTACAACTGGTACACAAGGTACAACTGGTACACAAGGAACAACCGGTACCCAAGGAACAACCGGTACCCAAGGAACTACTGGATCGCAAGGTATTCAAGGAACTACCGGAACTCAAGGAACAATCGGTACACAAGGAACAACCGGTACCCAAGGAACTACTGGATCGCAAGGTATTCAAGGAATTACTGGAACTCAGGGTACTACCGGTACACAAGGCACGACTGGAACTCAGGGAACTACAGGAACGCAAGGAACAACCGGTACCCAAGGAACAACAGGAACGCAAGGTGCTACTGGATCGCAAGGTCTTCAAGGTACGACTGGATCGCAAGGTATTCAAGGAACTACCGGAACTCAAGGAACGTCTGGGACTGGTGCACAAGGTATTTCAGGTGGATCTACTAGTTGGATCTTAAGAACTACCAATTACACTGCGGTTTCTGGTGATAGAATACTCACGAACACGGCCGGCGGAACATTTACAATTACACTCCCAGCTACACCCGCCACAGGAGCGTTCGTTGTAATCGCTGACGCTAACGATTGGTCAGCTATAAATCTAACGGTCGCAAGAAACGGAAGCACTATCGAAGGCATAGCTGATGATATTACAATGGACGTTAAAGGCTTTTCTGTAGAGTTTGCTTATGACGGTACAACTTGGGAAATATTTACTGCGATTGGTCTTCAAGGAGCGCAAGGTACAACCGGCTCACAGGGTATACAAGGTCCTACCGGCCCATCTACTACGATCAACGCGGTTGACGTATCAGATGACGATACAGTTTTCCCGGTGTTTGTAACAGCCGCTGGTTCAAATCAACTCGCAGAAGTTTCTACGACTAGACTATATTTCAATCCTTCGACCGGAGATCTGTCGGCAACTAACTTTAACTCACTTTCAGACGTAACATTTAAAGAAAACTTTAAGTCTATCGATAACAGCTTTGATATTCTAGAACAAATAAATACGTATAGTTTCGATTGGAAAGATAACAAGACAAAGAGCTACGGTGTGATTGCGCAAGAACTAGAAAAGATCATGCCAGAGCTTGTAAAAACAAACGGAAGTGGTTTAAAGACAGTTACATATACTCCACTTATTGCAATCTTGATTGAAGCAGTTAAGAAACTAAAAGCTGACGTAGAAAACATAAAGAGAGATAACTAATGCCAATATCACTAAAAAATGCTATTTCTCCTAACGTTGGTGTTGTTAAATCCTGGGTAAAAATAACAAGTAACTACACGGCGCTGAATGGTGATAAACTCATTGCTGATACGTCGGCCGGGTCCTTTACGGTGACTATGCCATTTTCACCTTCTCCTGGGCATGCCGTGCAGATTACCGACGGTGGAAGTTGGCTAATAAATAACTTGCTAGTTAACTTTAACGGCGCGACTATCGAAGGCATAAATGATACACTGTCTGTTAACATACCACAAACAACCGTAGAGTTTGTTTATGACGGCACTACATGGCAATTTATTTCAAATATTGGTGCGAGAGGCTCTAGCGATGAAGCTGCAGCTTTCGCTATAGCATTAGGATTCTAAAGGAAAAATTATGGGTAAGAAGATTATAAGAGATTACGTTTTTTCTCCTGGCGGTGCTAACGTTGGCACAATAAAAATACCTGGAAGATATACTTTAGATCAGCTTCTGCTAATTACTAACGTTACAGATAATATTATCCTGTACACATTTGGTAACTCTACATACGGTGGTACTACAGCAACGTTTACTGCCGCAAACGACGCAACTAACTTTCCTACTATCACACAGCGAGAAGATGGGTTCACAACGATAACATTGGGAGTAAGCACTACTGGTCAGAGTGCTAGTGATTCTCTTCAAATTTTTGTTTACGGTAACGAAAACGCTGCCTCTACTATAAGACCTTGGAGTTTTGGTACTGATGCTATCGAAAGAATGCGCGTATCAAATCCCGAATCACTCATCGATGCTGACTTTGAATATGGTCTACAGCCGACAAAATGGGCAGGTTATGGAACTGTTCGCGGCTATCCATCCGCTTATGAATTACCGGGTGTTGACTTAGTTGTAACTGCTATTACTACAGATGGTGCTTCAACAAATAGTTTAATTACAGTCACTACGTCTGTCGCGCACGGTATCGCTGCGGGACAAGCGATTAATATTTCAGCTCTAAACTCTGGAATTGCAGGATTTAGTAGAGCTGACGGAACATTTATTGTTAACACAGTGGGTGTACCTAACACTAGCACGCTAACATATTTTGCAAGGGGTGTAGTTGGAACCAATGGACAATCATTACTAACAGATGCTACCACACTAAAGCGTGGAGCAATCTATTCAGGCGCTTCGATACCAGTAGCATCAGCAACGAGCAATGGTGCTAACCCGTCAGTAATTACTTTAAACTTTACCAACCCACACGGATTAATTCCTGGTACTGCTATCCACTCTATCGTTGCATCTGGTACTCAGGCTGCGCTTGCTTCTGGGCCGTTTGTTGTTACGAGTGTTCCTAGTTTAACATCATTAACATATACTGCACGAGGTGGCGCTGTTGTTGTGTCTCCAGCGACCGTTACTTTATATGCGTTTACAAATTCTACGATTGTTCACAGACCACAGGACGGCGGAGTTATTCTTTCAACTAAAACTCCAACATATGGCGCAACAGTTGCTCGTCAGAGTAAAAGATATTTTCGTTATCAATCAGGTAAAGGTTTTCTTTGGTCGACTGGAACGTTATTTAGACCAAACTATGATATTCGGAGTATAACTGCTTCCGGAACCACCGTCGGTTCTACGATTACTGTTACAACTGATGACATTGATCATGGTTTACAGATCGGCGCAGTTATAGAAATAGCAGGATCGACAACTTCTGGGTATAATGGCACATATACAGTAGCATCTATCGTAAGCGACTATCAGTTTACAGTATTAGCGACCAGTGTACTCGGTGCAACTACTGCAGTGTTAAATATCACGCCAAAGGTGTATGTAATAACATGGGATGGCGCAGCTGTAAGAGCTGGGTTGTTTGACGAACAAAATGGATTATTCTGGGAATATGATGGTAGTATTTTATCTGTAGTAAAAAGAAATTCTACTGCACAATTAAGTGGAACTCTATCTGTTACGCAAAACTCAAATGCGGTGACTGGCGTAAATACAAGATTTACTCAGCAATTAAAAGCAGGCGATAGAATCGTTATCCGCGGTATGACTCACCATGTTATACAAGTAGTGAGTGATACTTCTATATTTGTGTCTCCTGATTATAGAGGTATCAATGCTTCTGGTGTAAAGGGTAACTTAATTCAAGAAACAAGAATTAGGCAGTCGCAGTTCAACATTGATACAATTGACGGAACCGGGCCAAGCGGGTTTAATATTAACCTAAGTAAGATGCACATGGTCGGTCTACAGTATTCGTGGTACGGCGCTGGCTTTGTTGATTTTATGGTTCGTGGTAGTGATGGTAACTGGGTTTTCGTGCATCGTATCAAAAATAACAACGTGAATGATGAAGCTTATATGAGATCTGGTAACCTCCCGGTTCGCTATTCTATCGAAAACGATACTCCAGTAACATCTCTAACTTCTACGATCGACAGCTCAGTTACAACAATTCCAGTTGCAGCACTGGAACACTTTCCAACAGCAGGAACATTGTACATAGATAACGAAATTATCAGTTACACAGGTAAGTCAGCGGCAAGTGGAGCTGGTAACTTTACCGGTGCGACTCGTGCAGCAACACTCACTCAGTGGCAAGCAGGTACTTCGACTGGATTTACTGCTGCGGCTGCTGCAAGCCATACGGCCGGCACTGGTGTAATTCTAATAAGTAATACGTGTTCTCCAACTCTAAGTCACTGGGGTTCTGCGTTAATCATGGACGGTGGATTTACTAAGGACCGTGGATACATCTTTAACTATCAGAGAGTCGGTTTGAGTCTTACAACCGCGAACCAAACAGCGTTCCTCATTCGTCTTGCTCCATCCGTTTCAAACAGTCAGGTTGGTGGTCTTGGAGTAAGAGATCTATTGAATCGTTCTCAGCTTCTTCTACAAGCAGTCGGTGTATCTGTTTCAGGTGGTACAAACCCTGGTGCTTGTATTGTTGAAGGCGTGTTGAATCCTAAGAATTTCTCTTCAGCGACGTGGCTTCCATTAAACGTAGAATCTGCGGGTGGCCAGCCAAGTCTCGCGCAGGTTGCGACTTCTGTGACTTATAGTGCGGGCACCGTTGCGGTACCAGGTGAACAGGTGTTTGCGTTTGCTGCTCCTTCTACCGCATCTGGCGCAGTGAACGATAGACTAGAACTTACGGAACTGAAGGAATTGACTGGTGCTCCACTAGGAGGAGATTTCCAATATCCAGACGGCTCTGACATTCTTGCGATTAATATTCGTTTAACCGCTGGTACTGGCACGGGTCACGTTCTTCTTCGTTGGTCAGAAGCTCAAGCATAAGGGATTAAAATATGGTAGTCTTAGCAACAGATTTGATTTCAGCTTATTTGCCGCCGGGTCCGGCGGTAGAAGTAGAGACTGGAAACAACGCTAATGGTTTTTACGTGCGTCTTGCTGGCGGAACTCAGATGTGCTGGCATACCTTTTCAATAACTCCGTCCGCGTCAAACACACCGACACTAGGGGCATGGACTTTTCCGATAGCATTTGCTGCAGCACCATATGTTCATGTTTCTGTTAACTCTACTGTTCCAGGAACCACAGTTACTGGTTGGTCTTCATCTGGTGCTACTACAACGGCCGTAAACGTGTATATTTCTCGCGCGAACACTACTGCTACGAGCGTGATTGTATTTGCTATCGGTAGTTGGATTTAATAGTACCGATTTCATTGATAAATAAATGTAGTTGACAGAACTTACATTCATATTATGAGGAATTTGATTACATCATGTCATTTTTTGAACACGTCAAAGACGCGCATCAAGTAGAACAAACGTATAGATACGAAACTTCTACAACTCTAGCACAACAAGCGTTAACAGATGGTGGAAGTATTCATCCACTGATCGTTCCATCAAAGCTCACCGGCGGCACCGGGCTTATGAACCCGTCAATTCTTGTTCATAAAGGAAAACTAATAGTTAATGTAAGATGCACTAACTATTTCTTTTATCATTCTGAGAAAAAGAAGTTTATCCATCCATGGGGACCTCTTACATATCTTCACCCAGAAGATGATATGAAGTTGCGCACAGAGAATTTTTATTGTGAGTTGGATGGAAATTATAACATCACTCGAGTAAACCACGTAGACACTTCAAAACTTGATAAAGAACCGATATGGGAATTCGTTGGTCTTGAGGATGCAAGACTTGTTGAATGGAACGAAAAACTCTACATGACTGGAGTTCGTAGGGATACGAATACGACAGGCCAAGGAAGAATGGAATTATCAGAGATAGAGGTTCTCGATAATGAAGTAATAGAAGTATCTCGCACGCGTATCGGTGCTCCTGGCGAAGATACATCTTATTGTGAAAAGAACTGGATGCCGGTTCTAGATCAAGATTATACGTACATTAAGTGGTGTAACCCGACAGAAGTAGTTCTTGCTGATATAGAAAAAGCCAAGGCAGAAACCGTGTTTTTAGGCGACACTCGAATGTTTAATAGAAATCCAAAGGGATTGACTGAACCTAGAGGCGGTTCACAAGTCATTTCTTTTGGTGATTACTATATTGCGTTAACTCACGAGGTTGATCTTTTTAAGGGAGAAAAGAAGGTAAAGGACGGAGTGTATCGCCATCGCTTTATCGTATGGGATAAGAATTGGAACATTGTGAAGTTCTCTGACGACTTTACTATCATGGGTGGTCATACCGAATTTACATGCGGAATGTGCCATTATAAAGGACGAATACTTATTACGTTTGGGTTTCAAGATAACGCCGCTTATCTACTCGAAGTGCCGTATGCGACTATTGAAAAATTTGTAAATAATGCGAAGGTTTGATATGACGGAAGAAATAAAACAGTTGATCACGATGTTCGCTCTTAATCCTAGTGACCCAGAAGTTAGTTTTATGATCGGTTCGTACTATGAGGATTTAGGTCAGTACTCATCGGCAGGGTCTTATTACTTACGCTCGGCAGAAAGATTCGATGATAGAAATAAATCTTATGAGAGTCTAATAAGATTAGCAACATGCATGCAATCTTTGGGAAGACGGAAATATTCAACAAAGGGCCTTCTAAACTTTGCGATATCTCATATGCCAACGCGTCCAGAAGCATATTTAATTCTAAGCAAGTTCATTGAGAGCAGCGAAACGAATGACGAGAGGTGGTTTACTGCCTATTCACTCGTGTCTACCGCGCTAAGCATTCCAGACTTAGATAGTTTAAAATCGTTGAGAAGAAAAACCACATATGATGGAAAGTATTCTCTCTTACTTCAGAAAGCTCATGCTGGTTTTCATAGCGGGTTCATAGAGGAATCTAGAGAGATACTTCTTTCTATTATAAACAGCAGTGATGCCCCTAGACATCATCAGAAAGCTGCTATGAAAAATCTAATGATGATCAAAAAAGAAAATCATAGGTCTCAATACTATCATAACGAAACTCCGTTAAAAGATGTTTACCAATCTAGTCTAGCAAAGTACGCATTAGCAAATGGCGGATCGATCCATCCTATTGTTGTACCTCACTCTGTATCAAAAGGAATGGCGACAACAAACGCGTCTGTATTTGTTGACAGTCAAGAAAGAGTCTTTGTAAATCTCAGAGAAACTAACTATACTCTTTATTATAGTAATAAGTTTCCAGATAAAGATGGGCCTTTAAAATATCTTTATCCTGATAGTGATATTAACATCAGGTCCGAAAACGTTGTATGTAGACTTGACGATCGTCTTAATGTTATATCTGCGGACAGAATTGATATGAAACTTAATGAGGATCCTAACTGGTTCTACATTGGGTTGGAAGATGGAAGACTCATAGAATGGGAAGGTAAAAAGTATCTCTGCGGAGTAAGAAGGGATCATATACTCGAAGGTAAGGGTAGGATGGATCTTTCACAGATTGAGATAACCAAGAACGGCGTGGTTGAGGTAGAACGGTTTTCAATTCCAGCGCCGGGAAACGACGACACCTACTGTGAAAAGAACTGGATGCCTATTCTAGACAAGCCGTTCCAATGGGTGAAGTGGACCAACCCAACTCAGATAGTTTCATTCGATACTAAAACTCTAAAGACTAACACCGTACATCTTGAGGAGTCTAAAAAGTATCGGTTCCCTCGTGATCTAAGAGGTGGTTCGCATATCATACCTTGGAACGAAGACTACTACATTGGCATTACTCACGAATGCATGTATAATAACAACGATAGCGGAAGAAGATACTTTCAGAGAATTATAGTTTGGGACAGAGACTGGAATATAGTATGTTCCACTCGTGACTTTACAATGATGAGTGGATCTATTGAGTTTGTTTCAGGTATTGCTTATCATAAGAACGATGTGCTTATATCGTATGGGTACGAGGATAACACATCATATATACTAAGAATACCAAAAAATGTATTTGACGATTTTGTTTTGAGAGGTTGATATGCTTGTAGAAAAGATTAAATCTTATGTAAGTGATCCAGAAAACGCGCAGTTCAACTACGATCTTGGAAAGGAGTATGAAGTACTTAAACAGTACTCTGCCGCCTGCGGATACTTTTTAAGAGCTGCGGATAGAACTGACGACAACGAGTTGGTCTATAATTCTTTAGTGTCAGCCGCAAAGTCTCTAATAGAGCACGGTGACAGCTTCGCAATCGTAGATAAGATTTTAAAGCATGCTATGTCAATAGATACGTCAAGAATAGACGCGTTTTATCTTATGCTGCTAACTTATAAATATATTGGAGAAGATCAAGCATTTGAGGAAATGCACCCAGTCTTTCTTCGACTAAAAGAAGAAACCACTAAGAGCGAGATATATGATATGATAAATTTGAACGATATAATGAAGAAGTACATTCCTTCGATTGGTACTATTAGATACTCCGAAGACCAACCACAAAAAGATTTCAAACACATGATAGAGAAAGAGTTTGCAGCGGCTGCTACGACTCCTAGTGACATTCATGAACACTTGCCGGTTCTATACGAACTCGCCAAAGAATGCAATCATATAACAGAGATGGGTGTAAGGTTTGGAGTTAGTACTAGGGCATTCTTGAGAGCTAACGCAAAACTAATTTCTTATGACATCGTTACAGATCAAAAAGTAGTTGAACTCATGAATAATGCTAGTTCCGCTGGAAAAGACACAAAGTTCATTGAAGCGGATGTTCTTAATGTCGAGATTGAGGAGACAGATCTTTTGTTTATAGACACATGGCACGAATATGAACAACTAAAGAAAGAACTATCTCTTCATGCTAACAAAGTAAGAAAGTACATCGCATTTCATGATACGAACACATATGGTCTAAAAAATGAAGGTGGAGACAACAAACAACTTACACAAGGGCTCCTTCCTGCGATTATAGAGTTTCTTATTGAAAATCAAAATTGGAGATTTAAGATGTTTCTTACAAACAACAATGGTCTCACAGTGCTAGAAAGAATTTCGTAATGAATAGTCTAAATGACAACATATCATTTGATGGTATAGATTCTATAGAAACTGTAGCAACGCTATATCACGAATTCTTTATAAGAAATGATTACGATTGGTGGTATAAAGTTCAACCAAACGACATCGTAGTGGACATAGGTGCATGTAACGGAATGTTCACATGTCATGCTCTGGACAACGGCGCCAAAAAGGTGTATTCTATCGAGGGAAATTCTAAACTCATAAAAACAGTAATACACAATGCGTCACCACATATCATAAATAAAAAAGAATCTCCATTGGTTCCTATTAACTGCGTTATAGGGAATGACCCAATGTATACTAGAAATGTTTTTGGCGAAGGATATGATAAGGCCGTTCCTATTCGTTCGTTTAAAGATATCATAAAGGAATATGATATCACGCATATAGACTATCTTAAGATAGATGCCGAAGGAGCCGAATATGATATCTTGTCAGAAGAAAATCTTGAATTCATAAAAAATAATGTTAAACACATTGCGGTCGAAGTGCATCTTGATTGCTTTGAAGATGCGCCAGTTTTATTCAAAAAATTTAGAGACAACTTCTTATCAAAATTTGATGCAAGTAAGATAAAATATCTTCAGGAAGATTCACAACAGAAAATGTATGACGATGCATATTTGAATTCAAAGTGGCCTCTCGGTTGGGGAAGCTGTTGGATGATCTACATCTGCAACAAGTCATTATAATAATTTGAGAGGTACAAATAATATGATAGTCGATTTCTTTCCTTTCTTTGCTCCATACGGAGAAGAAACACTTAAGCTGAGATATGAAGTACTTAAGGATCATGTAGATTATTTTGTTATATCAGAGTCAAATAAAACTCACGCTGGTCATAAAGTTGAAAGACAGTTTCCTGAGATCGCAGGCAGACTTGAGATGGATCCAAATAAGATCATCTATATAGCACACGATATACCGGACGACGACAAGTTGGAGATCCTTCCTATTGATATTCAAAACACGTATGGAAATCGTGATAAGATTGAATCGCAAAGAGCAAGAGCTCGTGAGCGCCTTCAGAAAGACGCGCTCCTAAAAGTCCTCGACACGTTTGATGATGATACTGTCTTTATTCACGGCGATGCTGATGAAATCATTCGGCCGGATGGAATTCCGTATCTATCACGTGTCTGCCGAGAAAACCAAGAGATAATCATTAAGGTTCCACTCGTTTATCTCGAAGGAAGAGCAGATCTTCGTCTTTATCACAGAGATAGTAACACACCGGTTCAATGGTCCGGCGCAATGTTTCTTGCTACGAAAGCTCAACTTAAAAGGGCTACACCAGCGCAGATACGTTCAAATGTAAATAACCCGTTTCCAATTCATTATATTACGGAAAACGGTGCTGCTATTCAGGATCTTGGATGGCACTTCTCTTGGATGGGTGGGCCTGAAAAGCGAGCCCTGAAGTCTCAAGTATGGGCCCATTATAACGACTCATTCGAGTGGTTAGGAGGAAATGAAACAGACAGCATTAAAGAGATAAAGTCATACCGTGACGAGACATACGTGACATTCTTAACAGAGAACGAAATGAAAGAAGGATCTACTCCGCCTTCTGGAAATAAAAATCACGTCTTAAAGAAGTACTCTATTAGTGGGCTACCAAAAGAAATTCTTGAGAGCGAGTACTTAAAGAACTACTTTCTGCCAGATGTCAAAGAAGATAGTTTAGATGTATTTGAAAGGGCTGTTATAAATCCTTCTTCTCTAATAAGCCCGTATAAAAAGAGAGTATGGATCGTAGACGATTTCTATCATAACCCAGATGAAGTAAGACAGTATGCTCTAACTCGTGAATTCGATAAGGGTGGCTTCGGAAAAGGATATATGGGAAATAGAACTTTTAAACAGTTTCTATTCCCAGGCCTGAAGGAAGAATTTGAAAAGATCATGGGAATGAAGATTACAAAATGGGAACAACATGGTATGAATGGCAGGTTCCAGACATGTTATGCAGGAGATGCTCTTGTTTATCACTGCGACGATCAGAAATATGCTGGTATGTTATTCCTAACACCCGACGCGCCATTCGAGACTGGTACTTCAATGTACGCGCATAAGGCAACACGTATTCGTCACAATTCTCATCCAGAGATCATGAGCACCTTCTCTGGGCACACTACTCTCGATAAAACTCCATATGAACCGGTCGACGTAGTTGGAAATGTCTATAACAGACTCGTCATATTTGACGCAGGTATGATTCACGCAGCATCCGGATACTTCGGATATAACAACGAGAATTCTCGCTTGTGGCAAATGTTCTTTTTTGACGCGGAGTAAAGATGAATTACGAAAACTTTGATTGGGGTCCAACAGATAAAGAATATGCAAACTTATTTACTAAAGAAAATTTTATCGATAGAACATACGAACTATTATATAAGATAAAAGAAATCGATGTCGTTGTAGATATTGGTGCAAACGTTGGTTCTTTCATATATTCTCTAAAGGATATTAAACCTAAACACGCATTTTGTTTAGAACCATCAAACATTGTATTCAAAACGCTGGAAAAAAATCTAGAAATATTTTCGTGTACACTGATAAATAAAGGTATATCTGGAGTAGATACCGACTACAACATAATCAAACCGGGGTCAGATTATATCTATCATCACGCCGGCAGTATGTTTTCAACTATTCGGTTCGATACGTTAATAAAAGATTATAACATAGAGACGATAGATTTCTTAAAATTTGATTGCGAAGGCGGGGAAGCTTTTATCTTCACTAAAGAAAATTCTTCTATGATCAAAAAAATAGTTAAGAACATAGCTGGTGAATATCACATAGTCGGAGTTCCAAATTCTATAGAGAACTTTATAGAATTTAGAGATAACTACCTGTTAGATTTAAGAGGAACAGAACATCTGCGTGTATATGAAAGAGATGGAAAAGACGTAACAGAACAAATTTTCGATAACAACTTTTTGCGTGCCTATGAAGAGTGGTGGAGAATTAATAACCCATATAAGGGTCAGTTTATGGTATATGCAAATTTGAAAGGAATGTAGAATGAAGATAGTACTTGTAACTGGTGGTTTCGATCCCCTTCATAGCGGTCATATTGCATACTTTAATGAAGCAAAAGAACTCGGAGATATTCTAATAGTTGGAGTAAATAGTGACGAATGGCTGACTCGTAAAAAGGGTCAGCCATTCATGAGTCTATCAGAAAGAGTTGCGATCGTTGAGAGCCTTCATATGGTCGATAGTGTCATGATATTTGACGATAGTGACGGCGGGGCGTCCGAAGCGATTAAGCTGTGTCTAGGAAAGTATCCACACGATGAAATCATTTTTGCGAACGGTGGTGATAGAACCGATAGCAATATTCCGGAAATGAGTATCGTAGACAGCCGACTATCGTTTGTGTTTGGAGTCGGTGGAACTCATAAGATGAATTCTAGCAGTAAGATCCTTACTGAGTGGAAGACACCTAAGACGGAAAGAAAGTGGGGATACTATCGAGTCCTACACTCGGACGGTCCTTCTACAAAAGTAAAAGAACTCATAGTCGAGCCAGGAAAGTCTCTCAGTCTTCAGAGACATAGTTTTAGAAACGAACTATGGTACGTTACAAATGGTACCGGTGCTATCAAACTAAACGGAGTGTTGTCGCCTTTAAAGAAAGGCGACTTTGTAAACATATATGTTTCTGACTGGCACCAACTCATTAACGATTCTTCTGAAGAACTAAAGATTGTTGAGATCCAGTATGGACAGAACTGCTACGAAGAAGATATCGAGCGCATCGAGTAAGTATATACTACCGGCTTGATAGATGTTAAATCTAATTATATCAGCTATTTCACATATGTCAACCAAAAAAATGTGGTTCATCTTCTTTTATAAATAGATCAAAAAGTAGGGTGATCAAACATGGCACGTCCTTCAACAAGAAGCGAATTCAAAGATTATGTTCTTAGAAAGATCGGTGCGCCAGTCATTCAGATCAACGTTTCTGATGAACAGATAGAAGATCGTATTGACGAGGCAATAGCATTCTGGAGAGACTACCACTATGATGGTAGCCAGATGATATATCTTAAGCATGCTCTAACACAACAAGAGATAGATCAGGGATATATCGAAGTACCACAAAACATTCTCGGTATCACTCGTATCTTTGATCTTAGCTCTTCTATCTCGACCGGTACCGGCTTCTTCAACGTTCAATACCAATTCGTTTTGAACAACCTAGAAGACATTACTGGGTACAACATTCAGCATTACTACATGGCTCTATCTCACCTACAGTTCCTGCAAGAAATACTTGTAGGCCGCCCTCTCATAAGATACAATCGCCATGTAAACCGTTTATATGTAGATGTAAATAAGGCCATATTGAATCCTGGGTCGTTTATCATTATAGAGGGATATGACATTATTGATGGCAACACATACTCCGACGTATGGAGCGATCGCTTTCTTCAGAACTATGCGTCTATCTTAATACGCGAGCAGTGGGGTGTAAACCTAACTAAGTTTACAAACATGCAACTTATCGGAGGTGTTCAGTTCAACGGCGAACAGATCCTATCGGAAGCAAAAGCAGACCGCAAAGAGATGGAAGAAAATGCGAAGACTTCACTTCAACCACTCGTTTACAATTTCGTTGGATGATAAATGGCGACTAACGTCTTTTTTCAAAACTATGGATACTTCAATGAGCAGCAACTCATTGACGACTTAGTCATTGAAGCAATACAGATCTACGGTGTTGATACTTACTATGTTACTCGAAAGTTAGAAGCGACCGACCAGATACTCAATGAAGACGATCTTTCAATCTTTAATGCGGCTTACTTAATGGAAGTATACGTAAAGAGCGTGGACGGTTTTCAGGGAGATGGTGACTTTCTTAGTAAGTTTGGTCTTCAGATTCGTGACCAAGTTACTTTTACTGTTGCGGTGAGAACTTTTGAAAGATACGCAACTAGATTGAATACTACTCTCATAAGACCGAAGGAAGGCGACCTTATATATCTTCCTCTCAATAATAAATTCTTTGAGATCTCTCATGTTGAGCACGAAAGCGTTTTCTATCAGAGCGGAGCTCTTCAAGTATTTGATCTTAAGTGTGAACTGTTTGAATACTCGAACGAAAGATTCGACACCGGAATTGAAGATATAGATACACACTTCGATGTTTTAAACACTGAAGATCTTGAAGTTAACAATCTTAATAAACTACTAGAAAAAGATCCAATCGCAAAGAACGTATTCTTTGAAGAAGAAGGCGATGATATTATTGACTTCACTGAGATAGATCCGTTTAGTGAGATTATCACAAGACCAACTAATTATGCTGTAACCGCCGATAGTAACGAAATCACTGCTGACTCTACCGTTGTAACAGCAGATACCATATAAGAGGAAGACATGGCAAAGCAAACCATCAATATCGGTACCGTCGCAAATGATAGATCCGGCGATCCCCTAAGAACAGCTTTTACTAAAGTTAACGCGAACTTTACTGAGTTGTATAACAGAGGTTCTTCAAGTTTTTCTGGGAGCTATAACGATCTTACGAATAAACCAAACATACCAGATGATATAGCTGATCTTGCGGATTCGTCATCGTTGTTGGCAGATATCGGAGACGTTGTTTTCACAGACAACGCCATTTCAGCACAAGATGGCGTTGACTTGCTTATTCACACTCACGACAACGACGATAAAGAAAGAGTGTCAGTAAATTTAATACCTAATGATGGTGCATTTATTGCAACTGCTTTGAGTAACATGCAAGATCAGCCGTTTTTATCAAACCAATGGGCTTCAGCTCAGTGGGTAACAATAAGCGAACTTGGCTATCTCGTTGTTACAAATTCACCTGCTATAATCAGTTTTATTAATAGCGCGCAATTTGATTACGCTACTGATATTAGCTTTCGTATTAATGGTGGTGATCCAATAGTACTAGGCAACTATACTATAAACGGTAACAATATAACTTTTAATACACTGCAGCGAGTTCCAGTGGAAAGCCCTGTTGTTGTAAATGAAATTAATTTTGACATGTACTTTTCTTCGAACATAGCAATAGATTATGATCAAGGAGAAATTAGATTAAATGCGGTTGAACTGGATATTAACATATCTACGACTGAGAATATAGGAATAAGCTCAAAATTTGTTGATGTTACTGGCGATGGGACTTTTAGTATAAAGAACAAAAGCGCTTCTGATTCTATTGACGTTGTTACAAACTCTGATGCGAGTGCCGAAACGTGGAGCTTTGGCGCTGACGGAACATTAACATTCCCTGACAATACCATACAGACTACAGCATGGACTGGAGTATATGCTATAACCCCAGCAGACTTGGTAGATCTCGAAGATCTCATTCCAGCCGAAGACTCTGAGTTTAACTTAGGATCTACTACAAACGCGTGGAATAACTTGTACATAGGATCAGGAATAAATTCTGTTACGGACTCTTCAATACTATTTGTTGCAAACAGCTCAGGTGATGGGCTTGGTTATTCTACAATCGAGCTACGCCCGGACTCGTCTGCTTCTGTGGATCAGTACATAATTATTGATCCAACTTCTCCAAACCATATTCACATACGAGCAGGTGGCACTCAAGACAATAGTCAAGCAGATCTATTTCTTGGCGGAGAGAACAGCTACTTTGGAGTTGTTTCCGGTTTGAATCCGAGCACTATTGTGGCAGCGAATAGCTTTATTTGGGAGTTTGGGTCTGATGGTGTTTTAACCTTCCCAGATGGGGGTGATATTCGCGTTGGGCAGGTTCCTGGCACGAGTAAAGGTGTGGCGGGTGATAAAGCAGGAACTCTCGCGTTTAACTCTTCGTACATATATTACTGCACTGCCAATTATACTAATGGATCGCCTGACATCTGGAAGAGAGTATCTTGGAGCAATGATACTTGGTAACTAAAGGAAAGTAGATGGCATTTGTAAATCACTTCTATAATGCAACGACAAGAAAATACGTTGCGCTATTTGGTACCCTATTCAATAAGATCTCTATCACCAGAGACGATCTACAGGGTGCAGAAGCGCAACGTATGATTGTACCTATTGCATACGGACCATTCCAAAAGTTCCTTGCTAGAATTACTCAGGATGCAAGTCTAAATCGTAAAACTTCCATCTCTCTACCTCGTATGTCTTTCGAGATTACAAATATGACGTATGATGGGCAGAGAAAGATACCTTCAAAGCAAAGGATCCAAAAGAACCTTGGAGAGACTGATAGTCAAAAATCATATGTGTGGACTGCCACACCATACAACTTAGATTTTTCTCTATACATAATGACTAAGTATTCTGAAGACGCGACTAAGATCGTCGAACAGATCATTCCGTTCTTTAAACCAGAATGGACTGCTACCGTGAAGTTAATTGATAACCTAGATCCAATTGACATTCCTATCGTATTAAATGGCATCACTAACGAAGACTTATACGAAGGTAGTTTTGAAGAAAGAAGATCTGTTCTGTGGACTCTAAACTTTACTCTTAAAGGTTGGTACTTTGGACCAGAAAGAGAAAAGAAGATCATCAAGTTTGTTGATACGGACATATGGGCAACATTAGACTCGTCAAAAGATCCAGTAGAAGGCGTAAATGTTTATCCAGGCCTTACTGCAAACGGCGCTCCGACTACGGATCCAGATCTATCCATTTCATACGAAGAAATTGAATATGATGACGACTGGGGCGTCATTAGAATTATAACGAGCAGCCCGGAAGATTAAAATGAGTAATGATAAGATATCTGAAGTTCTAGGCCTTAGACCAATCGAAGAAGCAAAACGTGATGAACTTCCTGCGGTTATTGAAGCTAAAGAAATAATTCCAGTCGTCTATGATAATAACATCGAAGACGACGAAACTATAAAGGACATAGAGCAAGCAAGAGGCAATATCAAGAACATCATAGAGCAGGGAGACGATGCTCTTAAGGAAATGATATCTCTTGCAAAACAGTCTGAGTCTCCTCGTGCATTTGAAGTTGCATCCACTCTTATGAAGACTCTGCTCGATGCAAACAAAGACTTCGTAGAAATGTCTACGAAAAAGAAGTATGCTAAAGAAGAAAAGATGGGTCCTAAAGAAGCCGCCCAGACTAACGTCACGAACAATAATCTGATACTCTCGACTGCTGATCTTCTTAAAATGTTAAAGGGTGACTAATGAGTGACGGCTATCTTGGTAATATACACTTAAAGAAAACTGGCGAACCTATTGAGTGGACCGCAGATCTCATTAAGGAATATATGAAATGCGCAGAGGATCCAGTTTATTTCGCAAAGAAGTATATTAAGATCGTTCACGTCGATAGAGGTCTCATACCTCTTGAGATGTACGAGTATCAGAAAGAGATTGTTGAGAAGATAACGAACAACCGTCGACTCGCTGTTCTAACCGCTCGCCAGTCTGGTAAAACGACAACTGCTGTGGCTGTGATCCTTCACTATATTCTCTTTAACGAGTTTAAGACTGTTGCAATTCTCGCAAATAAAGGTGACGCCGCGAGAGAAGTTCTTGCACGTATTAAACTTGCATATGAAGCTCTACCTAAGTGGCTTCAACAAGGTATCGAAGAATGGAACAAAGGTAACATCGCTCTAGAGAACGGATGTAACGTTCTTGCTGGCACTACATCTTCGTCTGCTATTCGTGGTAAGTCTGTGAACTTCCTCTATCTAGACGAAGTCGCGTTCATTGAAGGATACGACGAGTTCTTCGCGTCGGTCTATCCTACTATCTCGTCAGGCGAGTCTACAAAGCTTCTAATGACGTCTACGCCAAATGGATTAAACCACTTCTGGAAAACTTGTAAGGGAGCCGAGGAAGGAACTAACGGTTACGAATATGTTAAAGTTATGTGGTATGACGTTCCTGGCAGAGACGAAAAGTGGAGACAAGAAACTATCGAGTCGTTGGATCACGACGAAGAGAAGTTCAATCAAGAATATTGCTGTCAGTTCCTCGGTTCTTCGGGTACTCTTATATCTGGTGCAAAACTAAAGGATCTTGCATACTCAATACCACTATATGCAAACGAAGGTCTTTATCAATACGAAAAACCGATTGGAAATCACATATACATAATGACGGTCGACGTATCGCGTGGTAAGGGTCTTGACTACTCAACGTTTAACGTGATAGACGTAACATCCATGCCTTATAAACAGGTGTGCACCTTTAGAGACAACTATGTCTCTCCGGTTGACTTTGCTGCCGTCATATATAGAGTTGGAACCGCATATAACGGTGCTCTATGTCTTACTGAGATTAATGACATTGGCGCTCAGGTATCTGACACTCTTGTCATGGATTTTGGTTATGAAAATATGTTATACACAGAGAATAATGGCCGTGAAGGAAAGAGAATTTCTAACGGCTTTGGAAAAGTAACCGACACCGGAATTAGAACTACAAAATCTGTAAAATCGGTTGGGTGTTCTATGCTTAAACTTTTAATTGAGCAGGATCAGTTACTCATTAGCGATTTCGAGACAATACAAGAGTTGTCGCGTTTCTCTAAGAAACGCAACTCATACGAAGCAGAACCTGGGGCTCACGACGACTTGGTTATGAACCTTGTTCTTTTTGCATGGTTAACGAGTCAGGGATACTTTAAAGAAGTCACAGATATAAATACACTGAGTAAGCTGAGAGATAAGACAGAAGAACAACTCAACGACGATCTTCTTCCGTTCGGCTTTATTGACATCGGTGATGAACTGCAAACTTCTCAGTGGAACCCAGTGAAGAGTTGGATGTAAATCATTGTTTTTATAAATAGACTAAGAACCTGATTGAAACATCTAATCACACAAAGGAGAAAAATATGGTTTTTTCTGTAAGTCCATCTGTCATAGTTAGAGAAGTGGACGCCACCGCAGTAATTCCAGCAGTTGCGACTCCTCCTGCCGCAATCGCTGGTGTATTTCGCTGGGGTCCAACTAACGAACGCATCTTAGTTACATCAGAAGACGAGCTTGCTGCTCGTTTTGGAAAACCTTTCGCAAACACAACGTGGCAGAACCACGAAACATTTTTTGCCGCAGCTGACTTCCTATCATATTCGAACGCGCTCTATGTGACTCGCGTATCTTCGGTGTCAGCGGCCACAGCAACTGATACTTACTTCTCCGCGAAACACGCCGGCGAAATTGGTAACAGCATTGAAGTTGCTATTACTTCATCAGCTTCTTTTTCTGACGTGCTTGCAGAAGTTGGCGACGCAACTGGTACATTTGCGTTTAATTCGAACTCATTAAATCTATCACTCAATCTTGCAATTACGACAGCTCCACAAATAAATGACATCATTCGTGTTGGTAATCCTACGATAGGTTATCAAGATCTCGTCGTGTCTAACTATGTGGACAACGCCGCGAATAGCGCTCCATTTACTTACGATATAAGTTTTGAAAACAGATATACTCTAGCTGAAACTGATATGGAAGAACTTAGCTTTGAAAGAAGATGGGGATATTCTAATCAAGTAAGCGCGGCACCTGCAAACAACACTCTTGTTCATATCGCAGTTGTTGATAGGCTAGGCGGGTTTAGCGGTACCGTAGGATCTATTCTTGAACTATACGAGAACGTATCAATTTCTCCATCCGCAAAACTTCCAGACGGAACTACAAACTACTACGTTGACATATTGGCAAACCGTTCCGCATATATCAAAGCAATTGGGACCGATGCTGCACTAGGTGATAACATCCCATCCGCTGCGCTCACAGGAACGTTTGCATCTCCAATATATGAAGAATTCGCTGGCGGTAATGACGGCGATGGAGAAGCAGCAATTTCTCTTGGAAGAATTAGCCAAGGTTATGATCTTTACAAGGATCCTAATGAAGTTGATATCTCCGCACTTATAACAGGTAAGTCAACAAGTTCTAACCTTGCAAACTATCTAACGCAGAACATAGCAGAGTCACGTAAAGACTGTGTCGTGTATGCATCTCCAACCTATGCCAACGTCGTAACTCCTGCCAATCCAACGGATAAGATGAATAACGCTATTACATTTAGAAATAGCTGCACATCGTCATCCTATCTTGTGATTGATACTGGATATAAGTATCGTTACGACAAGTATAACGATACATACCGCTGGGTTCCGCTTAACGGTGACATCGCAGGTCTTTCAGCACGTATAGAATCTTGGGAATCTCCAGCAGGATACAAACGTGGTGTTATCAAGAATGTTGTAAAGCTTGCGTTCAATCCAAATAAAGCACAGAGAGATCAGCTATACGGAAACGACATCAATCCAGTTATTTCTCAGGTTGGCCAAGGTGTTCTTCTATTCGGTGATAAGACTGCTCTTGGAACTGCAACAGGAAGCGCATTCACTCGCATCAACGTTCGTAGACTCTTTATCACCGTTGAGAAAGCAATCGCAACTGTGGCTGCTTCGTTCCTCTTTGACTTCAACGACGAATTCACTCAGACTCAGTTTAAAAACTTGGTCGAGCCATTCCTTCGTGACATTCAAGGAAGAAGAGGTATCATAGACTTTAGAGTCGTCTCTGATGCTACAGTAAATACACCAGACGTAATCGACCGTAACATCTTTAGAGGCAACATCTTCATTAAGCCAGCGCGTTCAATCAACGTTATCGAGCTTACATTTGTTGCAACTAGAACTGGTGTAGAATTCGATGAAATCGTTGGTCAGCCACTCTAATAAATAAAGAAAAAGGAGTATAAACATGGCCTTCAATATAAACGAATTCAAATCACAACTAGTAGGAGGAGGAGCGAGACCATCGCTCTTCCAAGTCCAAATTACAAACCCAATCAATGCTATCGCTGACTTTAAAGTTCCTTTCATGGTAAGAGCAGCTGCTCTTCCTGAATCTAACGTAGGATCGTATCAGATACCATACTTTGGCCGTTTCATAAAGTATGCAGGTGACAGAACATTCGCAGACTGGACAGTATCCATCATTAACGACGAAGACTTCCTTATTCGCAATGCAATGGAAGCTTGGTCGAACGCGATTAACTCTCACGACTCAAATTCGAGAGCTCTTCCGCAGACATATAAGTCAAACGCGATCATAACACAGTACAGCAAAGATGGTAGACCTCTTCGTACATACGTGTTCGAAGGAATATATCCTATTGCCATCGGAGCGATACCAATGGCGTGGGAATCAACCGACCAGATTGAAAACTTTGATGTTACTTTCCAGTACGACATGTGGAGAGTTGAGGGCGCTACTGGCATTTCAACTACTTAATTATAGGATGTAAAATTTGCGTATCTTTGGCTTTGAGATAAAGAGAGACATCGGCGGTGCCGAAGAAGAAAAAGCTGTCTCCTTTGTAGAACCTAATAACGACGAAGGTGCGATCACCATAGGAAACTCTTTAGGAGGATCCTATGGTATCGCCATCAACATGGAAGGCGACGCCAAAACAGAAGGCGAACTCGTCACCAAGTATCGTGGAATGATGATGCAGCCAGAGATAGGTCAGGCAGTTGATGAGGTAGTTAACGAGGCGATCAATATTGATACGCACGAAAACGCTGTAGAGGTAGTTCTAGACGACACTGAACTTCCTGATAAAGTAAAGGATCGAATCGTCGAAGAGTTTGAAGAAGTACTTCGTCTTCTTGACTTTTCGAACTATGGGTACGATATCTTTCAGAAGTTCTACGTAGACGGTCGTCTTAACTATCATATCATTATCGATAATGAAAACATTAAAGACGGTATTAAAGAAATACGATACATCGATCCTCGCAAACTTCGTCTCGTAAAAGAAATGGACGAGAAGGCGAAAGATCCACATTCAGGTATTCCTCTTAAAAAGATTAAGAAAGAGTACTATCTCTATTCAGATGCTGGCTTTGGTTCGAAGTCAGTTTCAAACAACATTCATTCTGGGCAAACGGTACAAGGCTATCGCATTGCGAAGGATTCCGTTGCTAGAGTAACGTCAGGACTAATGAATGAAACGAACTCATTGGTCCTATCGTATCTTCATCCTGCGATCAAACCGTTAAACCAACTTCGTATGCTAGAAGATGCTACGGTTATCTATACGATCACCCGTGCTCCAGAAAGAAGAATATTCTATATCGACGTAGGACAACTTCCTAAAGCAAAGGCCGAGCAGTACCTACACGATATGATGACTCGTCATAAGAATAAACTTCAGTATGACTCTGATAGCGGCGACATTACAGACGGTCGCAAGTTTATGACTATGACTGAAGACTTTTGGTTTCCTCGTAGAGGTGGCGAGAGATCAACTGAAGTTGATATTCTTGCGGGAGGAAGCGCACAGGCTCTTAGCCAAGATGAAAACCTTCAGTACTTCCAAAGAAAACTGTATAAGTCTCTAAAGGTTCCGATATCTCGTCTAGAACCAGAAACTATGTATAGCTTTGGAAGAGTCTCAGAAACTACACGTGACGAACTCAAGTTTGGCAAATTCATTCGCCGTCTAAGAGCTCGTTTCTCTGGTCTATTTGATCTTCTTCTAGAAAAGCAACTCATACTTAAAGGTATCCTAGATCCTGAAGAATGGGCTGAAGTTAAAGATAAGATCCGCTATGACTTTATGAAGGACAACTACTTTGAGGAACTCAAGCAGACTGAAATTCTTCGTGAAAAAGTCAATATGCTAAAGGATATAGAAGAGCAGATCGGTAAGTATTACTCTCGTGAGTGGGTCGTTAAGAATGTTCTGTTCATGACTGACGACGAAATGAGAGAGATGCAGAAACAGATGGATAAAGAGAAAGCAGCTGGTCTATACGATATAGAAATGCCTGGCGATCAACCACCTGACCAAGATCAACAGCCTCCTGCAGATCAACAGCAGCCTCCACAGGACGATCTAGAGGCAGAAGAATCATTAAAAGTTATAAATAACAGAATAAAACCATTCAAAAGAGGGCTCAACAAATGAAGACTCTACGTCAGATAATATCAGAGGTCGCGCAGCCAAAGGCCGGTGACGAGAAAGATTTCAAAGATAAACATATCATTGATAAGGTAGATCATCCTGTTGCCCCTGATCACGCGTTTACTGGAAATACAAAAAAGGCGCCTAAGCGCAGAGCAGACTACGATAAGGGCGAAGATGAGACTGTCTACGAAGGTAGCTTTGATGTTCCTACCGCTGAAGGTGGTGAGCACGATACCGAGGACAGCCATGTAAAGTATAAGAAGGGAAATAAGCCTTCTAAATCTGTTAACGAAGCAGTGTTTGTAATTCCTGAAGAAATCCTTGCAACTGAAAAGAATGCGTTCCACACCGCTGCTGCAAACGCTCACAAGTCAGGTGCAAAGCACTTTGCCTTTGGTGGCAAGAAGTATCCAGTCACGATGTCGAAGGATGCTGCTAGCACATTCGCTGGTAAGGGTTCCATGAAGAAGGAAGCAATGGATCCGGTCGGCAAAGAAGATGGTGACATTGATAACGACGGTGATAAGGATAAATCAGATAAGTATCTTCACAATCGTCGTAAAGCGATTGGCAAAGCTATTCGTAAAGAAGAAGTTGAACTCGACGAAGCAACCTTCTCTATGGATATCGATGGCAATTATAAGAAAAACGCCGCCTCAGGTGCGTTAAATGCAGGTCTTAAGATTAATTTTAAGCAGCACGGCGGTGCCACAGAAATGATTCTTATGGGTGATAAAGATAAGATTACAAAATTCTTAAAAGCTCGTAAGGTTCCATCTGCAGAAATAAACAACGGTTTTGTAAAAGAAGAAGCCGAAGAACTCGATGAGATCTCTCGCGACCTTGCTCGTAGATATATTCGTAAAGTTGCTGACAAAACCAACACAGGCGAATTAAGCACTAAGGAAGTCATGAAGCGTAGACCTGGTGTAAATCTTGCTGGCAAAAAAGCATACCCTGGGGTTGCTGGTGAACCAAAGGTTCGCGCTACCGAGAGTGTAGAGCTGGATGAAATTAGTAAGAAGACTCTTGGTTCATATATCAAGAAAGCTAATATAAGCGCTATGGATCAGGCTAGAAAGTCTGGAGAATATAATAACCCAGATCAACCAAAGAATTTTAGCAAAGCTATGGACAGAATGCGCGGTATTAAAAAGGCAACTGATAAACTCGTTGCTAAAGAAGAAGTCGAACAACTCGACGAGCTTTCTCCAAACACTCTACATAGCTACATCAAGAAAGCTGCTGGTAATATGGCAGGTAATGCTGCTGTTGCTGCTGCTCAGGCATCTTCATCGATGAAGAAGTCAAGTCCAGATGTAAAGCGTAAGATCAAGAACCGTATGATGGGTATATCTGGCGCTTCTGGTCGTCTCGCTGATAAAGCAAACATGGCAGAAGACGCATACGAAGAAATTCCGATGATGATGAGCCAACTTGAGTTCATTTGCTACGCAGCGGAAGAGATCATGGACTACCTCGATATGGGGATAGACCCAGAAGAGTGGTATCAAAACAAGCTATCAAATGCTTATCAGACAATGATGTCTCTATACTCTTATGCTCGTGGCGAGATGAGAATGACATCTAGATCTGGCGGAAGCGGATACTATGACGACATGTATGGAGAAGAAGTCGAGCAGATTGATGAGATTTCGCAAGACAAACTTCGCGACTATCACGCTGCGGCTGCTTTAGATCTTAAGAAGAAAAGAGAGAAGCTAGATAAAGGCACTCTAACTTCTAAAGACTATAAGCAAGGACAGAACCGTGTAACTGGCCTAAACAGATCCGCAAACAAGATGGAAGAAGTTGAACTCGAAGAAGATATAACAAAAATGTCTCACGGGCGTCTTAAGTGGCATATGAATAGTGGCGTACCACATGGTAGCTACACTAAAGACGAAATGAAAAAAGAAAGAGATCGTCGTTTAAAGACAGATCCTATGGGCTATCGCTCAGCAAAGGCTGGTCTTAACGAAGTAACACATACTGCTCTTAAAAAGACTATTTCTTATACGGACTCACAAGGAAAGAGCAGAACGAGAAACGTTCCGATCTCAAACGTAGATCGCGATGCAGACGGTGAAGAAAAGATCCGAGAGTCTGTAGAACTTACAGAAGTATTCAACCAAGGTATCGTAAAACTTAAGGACGGATCATCTGTAATACTTAAGAAGGAAGACGCCGATCTTCTAAATCAAATGCTTAAGGATCTTTCTTCCGCAAATCGTAAAAAAATGGAAGAAGTCGCAATGAAAGATAAGACTGGATTTAACGAAATCCTTAGCTTTGCGAGGGAAGCACTATGATACTTAAAGCTTTAAACACTGAACTATCATTCACATCTGCAAACACCGTATACGACTCAAAACTAGTTCGTATCTATGCGGCTGCAAATTCAGTCATCACAGTTACTAGTGCGACGAATCCAACAGCAACGTTCACGATGCCGCAAGGGACGATAGAAATTCTAGAAAAACTTTCTACAGATACGATTGCAGGATCGACCACCATTAAATGCACTCCAGTTTCATATAAGAATTAAAATTATAAATAAAATAAAGGAGATTAGATATGAAACTGATTACAGAAACAATCGAAGAAGTTCAAGTTGTCACTGAGGCAAACGAGAACGAGCCAAAGCAGTACTTCATCGAAGGTATCTTCATGCAGGGCGATATCAAGAATCGCAACGGACGCATATACCCTTCAACAATTCTTGAAAAAGAAATGATGAGATATGAGGATCAGTTCATCAAGACAAAGAGAGCTCTTGGCGAACTTGGACACCCAGACGGACCGCAGATAAACGGTGATCGTGTCTCTCACCTCATCACAGATATGAAGCGTGACGGATCGAACTTCGTTGGTAAAGCAAAGATACTTAGCACACCAATGGGTAACATCGTAAAAACTTTTATCGATGAAGGTGTAAAGGTTGGTGTATCTACTCGTGGTCTTGGTTCTGTTAAACCAACTAAAGAAGGTATCATGGAAGTTCAGAACGACTTCCATCTTGCTACTGTAGATATCGTTACGGATCCTTCGGGTCCAAACTGTTTTGTTAACGGAATCATGGAAAATACAGAGTATTTCTACGACATAGTTTCCGGAACTTGGAGAGCCCAGCAGATGATCGAAGAGGCCGTGAAGGAAGTGAAGAAAACGTATAAGAGAACTGAAAGAAAGATTGACGAAGCGTTTGCTGCTCGTCTCTTTGAAAACTTCGTTCGTTCTCTGAAGAAATAAGTTTTATAAATATGGATATGAAACACGAATCCATTAAAAGGAGAGTAAATATGTCAAAGTTAGAAGAAAAATTTGTAAGCGATGACGGTGTCTCTACGGTTCCTGATGCTGTTACACCAGAAGGTGGAGAAGTTAAGGCACGTAGAGGAGACGTAAAGAAAGCTGTCGATCCAAAGGCAGGTTCTGTTGCAAAGCCTCCAGTTTCCGAGTCAGAAGAAACTGAAGAAGAAGTAATCGAAGAAGAAGTTGTTTCTATTGAAGAATCAATTTCTAGCATGTTCGAAGGTATCGATCTTTCAGAAGAATTCAGATCAAAGGTAACGCTCGTATTCGAAGCAGCTGTAAATGAAGCAGCTCAGATTCGTATAAACGAAGCAACCGCAGCTCTTGAAGAAGAATTCGAACAAAAGCTTACAGAATCCGTTAGCGAAGCTATGGATGAAATCGTAGAGAATCTAGACTCATACCTCGACTATGTAGTAGAAGAGTGGATGAAAGAGAACGAAGTTGCTATCGAAGCTGGTATCAAAGTTGAGATGGCTGAGTCCCTAATGAGTGGACTTAAAGAACTATTCACTGAGCACAACATCGATATCGACGATGAGACTCTAGATGTAGTTGCTGGCCTAGAAGAGCACAACGCTTCTCTAGCGGATCAGGCAAACGAAGTGATCAACGAAAACATCGAGCTTAAGAAGACTATTGTTGCTCTTAAGGCTGATAAAGTTTTTGAAGAAGTTTCAGAAGGACTCACCGTTTCTCAGAAAGAAAGACTAAGAGTTCTATCAGAAAAGCTTGACGCTGATAACGTCGATGGCTATAAGTCAGATCTTGAAACTCTTAAGGAATCTTTCTTTAAGACTAAGAAATCTCAAGTGATCAACGAAGAAGCAGAAGAAGTTCTTACTGAAGAAGTGGCAGTTAAAAAGCCAGCATCTTCGTATTCAACCGTCAATGCCATCGTTGAAGCACTAAACAAGAAAACTGTTAAGTGAAAAAAACAAAATTATAAATAAAACCAGAAAATAACAACAGCCAAAGGAGAGACAGCAAATGAGTCAATCTAATAGAACTTTAGTCGAAAAGTGGGGTCCTCTTCTTGAGCACTCTTCATTCTCGCCAATCAAAGACGAGCACAGAAAAGCAGTAACTGCTACTCTACTCGAAAACACAGAAAAGGCACTTCTTGAGTCCGGCGACCAGTCAATCAACATGACTTCGCTCCTTCAAGAAGCTCCAACCAACTTCGCCGGAACCGGCGGTTTTGGTTCAAGCGCAGCTACACCACAAGCTGGTTACGACCCAATCCTCATCAGCCTAGTTCGTCGTTCCATGCCAAACCTAATGGCATACGACATTGCTGGTGTTCAGCCAATGACCGGCCCAACTGGTCTTATCTTCGCAATGCGTTCTAACTACAACGCAATGTCAGGTAACACCGCAGTAGAAGCTTTCTACGGCGAAGCTGACTCCGACTTCTCCGGTACAGGCACAATGGCTGGTACAACCGGTGGCGCTGCTACCGCAAACACCGGTACTGGTATGACCACTGCAGCTGCTGAAGCTCTTGGCGACGGAAACGGAACCAACTTCGCACAGATGGCTCTTGCTATCGAAAAAGTTACCGTATCTGCAAAGAGCCGCGCGCTAAAAGCAGAATACACCACTGAACTTGCACAAGACCTTCGTGCTGTTCATGGTCTTGACGCAGAGTCCGAACTTGCTAACATTCTTCAGTCTGAAATCCTCGCAGAAATCAACCGTGAAGTTGTTCGCACAATCTATACCTCTGCTGTAACCGGTGCTGCAAACACTGCTGCTGCTGGCGTATTCGACCTTGACGTTGACTCAAACGGCCGTTGGTCAGTTGAGAAGTTCAAGGGACTTATGTTCCAGATCGAACTTGAAGCTAATGCAATTGCAAAAGCTACTCGTAGAGGCAAGGGTAACATCGTGGTCTGTTCTTCTGACGTAGCTTCCGCTCTTCAGATGGCAGGTGTCCTCGATTATACACCAGCTCTCAACAGCAACGCTCTTAACGTAGACGATACCGGAAACACCTTCGCCGGTGTTCTAAACGGTCGCTACAGAGTTTATGTAGATCCATACGCTGGTGCAAACTACATGGTCGTAGGTTACAAGGGTGCATCTGCTTTCGACGCAGGTATCTTCTACTGCCCATACGTTCCACTACAGATGTACCGCGCTGTTGGTGAAGACAGCTTCCAGCCAAAGATCGGCTTCAAAACCCGCTACGGCATGGTTGCTAACCCATTCGCTTTCGGCCCAACCCGTAGCGAAGGTGCTCTTACTGCAAACAGCAACGTCTACTACAGACGCGTTAGAGTATCTAACCTATTCTAATATAAAAGAGGCCGGAAACAACCGGCCCCTTCTAAAGCTTGGGTGGATCTTCGGATCCACCCTTTTTATTTAATAGAAGTACGCTTAAAGATGATCGCGCCGTCGATCCAACGCTGCTCTTCAAAGCCAATAGCTTTTAGAGCATCAGGAACTAGAGAAACATCTCCCCAGTTAATATCGTCAGCGATACAGTAACCACCGAGTTTAACTTGGCGCGCGTACTTTTCTACGTCACGAATTGCTTGTACCGTATGTTGACCATCGATGTACAGGAAGTCGATATCATAGATCACAGGCGCATCATCGCTAGCCTTTCGAATGATCTCTACATATTCAGAACAACCGTTTTCTTCGATCAAAGTAGTAAAGACTTCATAGATCCAAGGCATGTTAACCTTAGTCCAGAACTCGTAATGCTCGCCATCATATCCCTTTGTAGCTTCTCCGTTATCCCAGGGATCGATCGCGTAGACCTTTCCAGAGTTCATTCGCTTAAGCTCTAGAGCTACTGGAATGACACTCTTTCCGCCATAGACGCCGATCTCTACGCAAATTGGATCATTAACTCGTGTAAAGATATCATCAATGCAGTCGATAATACATCCTGCTTTATCTAGCGAACACCATCCCCATACTCCGTATCGGCTATCGAAGTCGGGATAGATCTTTTCAATAGCTCGTTTGCTTTGTTCCTTGCTCATTAAGCCATGCCCAACGCGGACTTGTACATCTCAAGAACAGCTTCTTCTTCGGCGATTGCATCGGCCTTGCGCTTACGAATAGCAATAATCTTCTTCATTACCTTGGTGTCGTATCCACGACCCTTAGCTTCTGCCATGACTTCTTTCTGAGAACTAGTCACGTCTTTCTTTTCTTCTTCGAGGCGTTCGTAGCGCTCGATGAACTGACGAAGTTCTTCTGCGGTTACGTTATATGCGTCATTCATAGTATATTCTCCTGTGTTATGTTAAAGTAAGTATAGGCTCATACCAAGCGGTACACCTACAATCAAAATCATTACGATAAAAAGTGAAAGTCCTAGACCTTTAAACATTTTCGCAGCTCAGCTCCTTCAAAATTGCTCATCTTCAAATATTTTTCCAAGACTGCGTTGCTAGGATCGAGTCGCAAGATTTCTTTTGCGAACTGCTCGATCATATCATAGTCCAACTGGGTTTTGATGTGTTTTCCCATTACAGATCCACCTATTATATATTGTGTAAAGAGAGGCAGCTTACGCTGCCTCTGCCATCTCAACTGCGAGATTGAGAGCATCAACCTTTCGCTTTGCGTTAACGCCGAACCAAGCCGACGAAAGGCGAGTGTCGTTGGAACGACCGAGTTCGTGGTCAGTCATGTAGGTAACTGCGTTGAACATCTGCCAGAACGAACCCTTTTTGAACTCTGCACCGGGCTGGCTTTCGACAACTTCGAGAGCGCGTTCGGCGGTCGGCGACAGAAGTTTGCCTTCTTTGGTGGACTCACCGAAGATCTGACCGAAGTACTTCTCGAGGTCTTTCTGACCGTACTGCTTCGAACCAAGAAGTTCTGCAGCCGATTTAAAGGTTTCAACCTTACGGTGAGACAGACCGAGCAGTTCTTTAACGCGGTTGGCGTCGAAGACGGAACGGTGGTTCACGCGAACAGCAGCCTGGCCGCTTTCAGCAAGCGCGACAGTAAGAGTGTTGTTGCAGACGACGCGCTCAAGAACGAAGCGAACGTCGATCGACTTGCCGTACTGATGAGGGTTGGAGAAGAGGAGGTAACCTTTAACCTCATCACCACCGAACAGAGTGAAACCGTCGCGAACGTCTGCGAGAGCCCAGATGATACGACCGTCGCGAAGCGAACCAGCAGTATCCATTACCATATCGCCTTTGGAGACGAAGTCAGCAAAGAACTCAAAAGCTTCGGAGTTCTGCACAGGGTTCCAACCAGGACCGACTTGAGTCAAGATCTTGCCATCGGTTTCGCGGATCAGCGACTGCTGCCCGGTCGGAATGCGATTGCCGTTGAACTCGATAAAGGAGTCAACCTTCTGAACGTTCCAGTTGAGACCGGCAGCATTCATCATTTCGGAGGGAGTCATATCGTCGCCAACCGGAGTACCGAGGCCATGCCACGGTTTACCTTTCGACGAGCGGTAAGCCATCTGAGCAACGCCGTCGATCATTTCAATCATATGAGCCATTCTGTAGACCTTTTCAGTTTTCGTTTCCTATATTGTTAGAATACACTGATTCTAAACGAATGTCAACCATTATCTTAGTGAATAAGTGTAGAAGTCATTGGGAGCGCGTCCATCATCTTATGTGTATACCGATGGTATCCATTCTTAATGAGATAGATAGCGTCTATATATTCGCCCTTCGTCTCTACTGGAACTATATTCCAATCACCGCGATCTCTTCCTAAGTATTCGTCTATGTAGTCGTTTGCTTCCTCTTTCGTATCAAAAGCAATCGCTTTCGAAAGACCAAGAACATCATTCTTGGCAAAGATGCCAAACTTCTGAAAGGCACCAAGAAAGAAGCCAAGTTCTTCTTCAGCGATTGCGTACTTCATGATCTTCGCTTTCTTCTATGAAGAGATTAAAGTGAACTTCTGCAATACTGCTAACTATCTCGTGAATACGATTCGCAGTCTTAGTAGGATACCCATTTACACGAATGATCGGTGCTGCTCGCTTCCACTGTTCCTTATCAAACATGTGACAGCCCATAGTGATATGTTCGTCGGTAATAATCACCTTATGATCGAAGCCTAGAACGACCTTTGGAGGAACCGAAACCTTCGCCTTTTCAAAGATGACGATTCCATACCTTACTTCAGCCTTTCCATATACTTCAACGTCATCCTCAAGAGTAACGCCATCAGATATGTACGCATTTCCGTAAACTCTTACGCGATTGAGTATCTTAGAACCATTCATAACCATAGCATTTCCGCCAACTTCTGCTTGAGGATCTACTATACTATCGTCTGACACCGTCGCGGTATTCGCAACTATGCCTCCGCCGTTCTTATGATGATGAGATGGAACAGGGCCGTTTCCATCTCTAAAGTCGTGTAAAAATGTTTCCATTAAGTAGTTACCTCAAACCATTCTGGGATATCGCGTTTTGTCCACACCATCTTAAAACGATGTTGCTTTGTCTGATAAAACTTACGATAAGATCCCACTACGTCGTTTGGATCCATACACTCTGGGTTAGCCTTCATAGCGAGTGGCTGCTGTGTTAGATAACCGATAGGAATGTTTTTTGGAAGACTGTAGAGCGCTTCTCTTAGGAGTTTATCGGTGCCGTGAACTTTACCATAACGATATTTATACTCGTCACAGAGAGCAGCGAAGTGTACCCAATGCCACGTATAGTTGTTGTTTGACTTCGTAGTCCATACGGTACAAGGATGGTTCATATGCACCGCTTTGTAGAAGATGTTTTCGCGCTCGTCTGGCATTGTCCAGTATTTAACGGTGGTCTTACCTGACTTTGAGGCTCTCCTCTCTAGAGTGCCATCGAGCATTCTATGGGCAGTGGAAAGCATCTGAGCAGATTCCACAATCATTTTAACCACATGCTTATCGCATTGCAGTTGCGCAGCTTTTACTGGGTCTTTATTAAGAACGAATAGATTCATTTGCGATATGTTTGTCCTACACCTAGAATACCTAATTCTACAGATATAATATGGTTGCACTTATATGTCAACCTTTTCTTGCACGTGCATGAAAAACCTGCGTCGTGCATTTCTACTTGACAGCCGCGAAACTGCCAAGTAGATCCAACGAACTGATGATCAACCGTGTTGATAGATTTAGACTGAATATAGTTCATGTCTTACTCGAACTCGCAGACGAGTTCCTCGTAATAGTAGCAGTCATCTACATATTCAGGATCGTACTGCTTTTCGTGAGCTTGCTGAGTATGATACTGATGACGAGCAAAATCGGCTTCTGCTTCGAGATGAGCTTGAAGCTCGCTGTCAACAGTAGCACAAGCTGAAAGAGCTACAAGGATAACGAGATATTTCATAGAGGCTGTCCTTCTCCAATGCCATCTTCAATTTCTTTCGCCCAAGCAAGAATGCGAGCATCAGACTCTTTCTGCTTGAGTTCTTCTTCAATGCTCCAAGAGCGAACTACTGCCCACTCTCCAGAGTCAGTCAGATCGCTATGAATCTTGCGAGACACTTTTTCAGAGACCGGCCCATAGCGAAAGAACTGGGCGTCTTCACCAAATGTTCGAGCTTCAACCATCCACATTTTTAGATCTCCCAGATCGTGGCAGACATATGTTCTTGGTCAATGTCGCCAAGAACTTGAGAGACGAGTTCCTCGAGGGAATCTTTACTATCGGAAGAGAATTGATAGAGAGGATTTCCGCCGGCAGGGCCATTCTTGGTAATCAGTTTAGCAGTGCAACCATGTGATGATGCGAATTCACGTACTGATTTCTGAGAAGCTTCAGCGGAGATGTCAAGTTCAGCGACGTACATAGTGGATCCTTTCGTTGATATAAACAGTTTATACTGATTCTAAACGAATGTCAACTAAAGATTAAGCTGCGAAGCGCATTTTTGCCATTTGCTCGGTGCACTTGTAACGCTTGCCGTCAGCGACGTTGAGGTAGATGAACGGCATCTTCGGAGCGCGAGTGTTGTAGTCAACAAGCTCGTCGCCATACTTGTTTTTCATCTTCAAGCCGAGAGCAGCAACACGGCTCTCAAGGATCACGTTCGTGAAAGTCTTAGCACCCTTAACTTTCGCTTTGACTTTGATCTCAACTTCAGCTTCTGAAAACTTCATGTCTCCGACTGTAATATCAAGGTTGGAGTCAACGCCGTACTTTGCGAGGAGAGCCTCCATTTCAGTGCGGAGGGCTTTCAGATTGCTGCGGTCAAACTTGGAGAATTTCATGGACGGTTCCTTTCGTTCCTTACATTATTAGAATACACTGATTCTAAACGAATGTCAACCGTTTTCGTGAATTTGTTTGTACTTTTTTCGAACTGAAAGGAAATGTGTTAGGTAGTCATACGTGTTAATCTTAAACACCTGAGGTTCGTCTCCGTCGACCATGATGACGATGACGCCTTGCTTGATAGGAATACCAGTTCTCTCAAAGAATGCAGCAGCATAGAACGAAGCCTGAATGAAGTAGTTGGTGATCCACTCAGCGTTTTTTGGTTTTCTCGATGTCTTAAAGTCTATGATCGAGAGTTCGCCATCAAACTCGGCAATGCAGTCAACCTGCCCAGCACATTTTAGATGATCGCTATACAGAAAGGACTCTTGGAACCATACGTTGTTGACTCTCTCGTCCAGTATCTTTTTGATCTGAGCAAACGAGAAGAGGTTCGAAGGCATATGACCCTTCTGCCAATCCGGTTCGTTATTTAGATAGTCTTCGGCTAACTTGTGTACTGCAGTACCACGAGTCGCCGCTTGAACCGATATGCGATTTGCTTCTTCTTCGCCAACTCTTTTACGCCATTCGAGAAGACCGCCTTTGTCCATGACGGATAGAACTGTCGTGATGGATGGATAAGCATTGCCTTCAGGAGTATAGTACTTCCTTCCGGTCTCTGTAGTCTTTCTAGTAATAACTGGAAGAACCACGCCGTGGTCCACATGATGAAACATAATATATTATCCGCCTATCATAACCTTCGATGAACCTGTAATAATACCGGCGCCGTCAGCTGGGTCACCGATCCTGCAGACTGCAAATCCGCCAATAAAAACTTTGGATGTTGTGGCTGACACTGTAACGCTGTGAGGAACGCACGCGTTTCCAGCTTTAACTGTGTGAACTTGTACAGTATCACCGTCCACGGCAACTAACTTACCGCCTATAGTAACTTTACTCTGCTTTGTTCCTTGTATAGGAGCAGTCCCAGTACACGGGTGTCCTGTTGCTATCTTATCAATTAATTCTGCTACTGCGCATGCTGGCATGTTTAACTGCTACTGTTTGATACTTGTTGCTGTAATTTTATCCACCCTGGCTCAAAATCCCAATAGAGATCTTGAGCAAGAGTGTATGTTTGTGTTTGACCTATTAAACCGGACAGAGGAATGTTATAAGTAATCGTGAATACGTATGTTGCTGTAATCTGTTCTTGCGTAGGAGTATCCCAGCCTACAACGCTCAGACCGCTTGGTAAGTTATTTAGATCTTCGTATGTGAAAGCTTCTTGTGTTTCAAACCGAATGAACCTATACTGCTCTCCAGTAAAGACTAATTCATTAGGTTTTTTTGAAAGTGTTACTGCCGATGACAAATACGAAGAGTTTACATATGACGGTGCAGAAGTAGAAACGTTCGTGATCGTTATAGGATTTCCAGTAATATTTTCCGCACCCGTGAAATTGAGTCTAAACGACCAATTTATATTTCCATATATAGGTTCCAAAGTTGTTAGTGGGTTTGGTGTTCCCAAACCCACTTCTTCAAAATTTACTTTATTTGAAACAGTATATGAAAATGTAACTGCCATTACACCAGTTCTAACTCTTGTTCTTTTGCTATTATATATTCTTTGACGAGACCGGAACGAACGATGTCCTGTATGCCAAACTCAACTACGTTGAAAGAACGAATTTTTTCCAACACCTTGACGAAGTCTCTGAGACCAGAGATATCGTTACGATTCTTCGAACCCTTAAGATCGTCCTGCTTCATATCGCCACAGAATATGATCTTTGAAGACTCTCCGACACGCGTAATAATAGAGTCAAGCTCGTGGTACGTCATGCTTTGGCATTCGTCAACAATAATCACTGCGTTATCAAACGTAAGACCACGAACGAAAGAAGAGCTCATGAACTCGATAGAGCCTCTCTGTTTAAGGATCTGATACGCATCTTTACGCTCAAATAGATCGTTCACAATGTCTATATATGGCGCTTCGTAGTAAGCAATCTTTTCTTTTAGGCTACCTGGCATAAATCCCTGATCGCGTGTCTGGACAGCAGATCGAATTACTATAACTCTTTCGTACTGCTCTAGTTGGATCACATCAGTAAGAGCTAGATACAACGCACACATGGTCTTACCTGTGCCTGCTGTTCCAATAGCTGCAATATTATAACCTTGACGATAACTCTCAAAGAGGTTCTCTTGTGTCTTAGTTATAGGTTTAACTGATTTCATAGAGAACTTTTGGCTAAGAATATTAGTCACGTAGTCGAAATCTCTTTCAACTCTTCTCTTCTCTTTACGCGATAGGCGACGCTGTACTGTCATGAAGCCTCCTTTAAAACGACTCTTTAGGAGATGACTAGCTTTTCTCCTAGAAGTCATTAATTGTGTTATGTTTATGAACTTTTGCTTTTTTCAACACATCGCGAAAATTATCATCTGGCTTGCGTATGCCGATGCGAACCGAGTCAACTGTTCCCGGGAATCTAGTAAATATTTGTTTGATATGAGAGTTGGTTTTTAGATACTCTTCCAGCTCAGAGTATCGCATGGTAGCTTCAAATTCTTCGTGCGTATCAGTGTCTCTAAAACTGTATACCGGCATCTATGCTCCTGTGAATAACAAAATTGGCGGCCTTTCGTGCAGACCGCCAAGTCATAATATGATCTGCTTACTGTTATTTATTAGATCAAAGTGCTTGATCTACGACGATATCGTATATTTCTTTCCACTTATTTACTCGAATAAAATCGCCTTCGTACTTAAGATTGTAGTCATGGTTAATCACGATCGGCTTAAGACCAAGTTCAGCTCCCATGATTGCGTTCGATACTTTGTCCTCGATCCAGAAAAGACCAGAGTCTTTGTACTCACGAAGGATCGGTTCTTTATCCTTGCTGGATGCTGTGCATACTAGACGTTCTACTACACTATCGCCGAAGACTCTGTTTAGGTTCTCTTGGCGAAGTTTATGAACGAGCGGATGAGTGCCAACTGCGGTAATGCAGTGGAATACAAAGCCGTGTTCTTCGTGGAGTTTACGAACATACTTAATGGCGTCTCGTAGAGGAGGAAGCTGACCCATATGAATACTCTCGTTAAAGAAATCCACCATCTCGTCAGATCTTTCTTTGGAGATACCGTATAGATCTTCTATCTCATAGATGTCAGAGTCGTCTTTATTCTTTCGTTCATATCCATGGCGAGACATCCAATTCATAAACGCGCTCTTCCACAAAAGCATGCAGCCGTCAACGTCTGCGAGGATCACTTTTTCCATATTATTAATCGTCAACCTTTTCGTCGAATCTGGATAATTTTTCAGCTGATTTCTTGCGACGCTGGTCACGTCTACTCTGAAGTTTTCGATCTTTGTCACTAACGTCATCTTCCCACTCATCATCCCATTCTTCACGAAATTTCTTAAACGACTTAGCCATTTTGTTCCTCTTTTACTCCTTCGATAAGACCTGGGAACGCTTGAACGATTACATTGCGAGTAAGACCCGCGAGTGGTTTTTGAGCGATCATCTTGCAGAGCAGCTCAGCATCATTATTGTCGACATCCTCAAGTAGACTAATGAAGAGGTTCTCTCTCTTTACTTGGTTGAGGTTATCATAACCACCACCTTCTACGAAGATACGAAGACGACGAGCTTCTTTTAGGAGCATACCCTCTACACCAATGTAGCTATTCTTTTTCCACGGTGGCGGAGTATCTGGAATAAGAAACTTTACGCTCTTATCGTAAGTGAACTTAAGAACTGTTCTGAGTGGCTGAGAGTCATTCTTTCGCAGCCAGTCAATCTTTTCTTGAACCGTTTTAAGCTCGGCTGCTTTGTTTACGATTTCAGATAGTGAGAGTATCATTAAAAATCCTGTAGGTCAGTGATGAGGTTTTTGAGTTTCTTTTCGACAAAATAGTTAAACAGTTGCGATCTGCCGATGTCTTTTTCTTTGTTGTATTCTTCTAGAATTTTAGTCTTGTAGTTCTCAGGGATTTCTCCTAGATCAATCATCATCTTATTGCGATGATAGTTTCTAAGAGTCGCTTCATCCATACTCTGCGGACCCTTTGAGAGATCAGCAAGGCGCTTTGCAGTCATCATCTTTTGGCGTTCACCAATAGCAAGACAGTTATCAGGAGAGAGAATGTTTGGCACACCGTCTCCGCCATCACCCTTTAGAATATGTTCCATGAGGTATTTATCGGGATCTGAGTTTTGAACCCACTTCTTGCGAACAGGATCGTATTGCTTTACATTCGCATACTTATGAAGTTGGATGTAGTCCTTATCACCTGAAAGAATAAGGAATTGATCGTTACCGATATTTAGTTCCGTCCCAAACTCATGTACGACGGCTCCGATGATATCATCGGCTTCACAATGGTCGATATGAATTACTTTGTAGGGAAAGTGATCTTTGATCTCGGTGCGGATCGTATTGATGATACGAAACAGTTCGTTCCAGTCGAGTTCAGACTCTTCACGGGACTTGCGACGCGCAGCCTTGTAGTAAGGAAAGATTTCGCGGCGCCAAGAATTCTTACCGTCAGCGCAGATTACGATCTCACCAAACTCTTGGTGAAACTTTTTTCGGTTATAGCGCAATGAGTTTAGGAACATGTGACGAAGCAGATTCTCGTCTACGTCAATGTTGTGATGGTTGCCGATACCAGCAAATAGAGATGCTAGCATCACTTGGTTAAAGTCAATCAAAATTGGCATGTTATATGTTTCTCTTATATTTGGATCTTACAGATTAGATATTACTCTAGTAATTCACCAATGTCAATCATTTCTTTATCGATTTCTTCACTTTCTATAAATTCTTCTGCAAAGTCTTGCAGCGGGTGGTGAATACCACTTGCCATAAGATGAAGTGAACGAATCGATTCTAAAAGAAGAATGATTGATGGATAGAACTTTTCCGTGTCTTCTTCAAATCTACAACCGGAACGAACCATCTCTACTAGAACAAGGTTCCAAAGACTCTCGGCGACGTCGTTAGAAAAGCTAGTCCTGTATTCAGTTAGCTTTTCTGAAAGCTCTTCCAGAGACTGCGGTGGTGCGTCGAGCTTCATTTTAGGAAACTTTATGATTTCAGCCATTATCTAAACGCCTTAATAGATTAATCCAAGAACTCTTAAACTTATTTATACCATTCCTCGGCAACGCATGCCGATCTGAAGACGTGATTATGTTTAAAAAGTTCTCATTGTTTCTTTGAGCTTCCAGAAGGTTCTTTGTCACAATGAACGCGATGTTTGCGTGTTCATGAACATCCTCTGTATATTCGTACATGAGTGTAGCACTCGATGAAGTTTCTGGTAAGGCCGCATACGAAGGATGAATTACTAGGACGCCAGAACGAATGGCTTCTATCATTGCAATACAAGATGTCTCTTGCCAGATCGAAGGATAGAGAAAGATGTGCGACTCCTTTAGAGCAGCAAGAACTTCGTCATTGCTCTTGGATCCATGATATGTGATCTTTGGATGAGCCTTTAACTTCTCAAAGAGTTGTTCGTATGGCTTGTCTCTCTGTTCCCAACCATAGATCTTAAACGATGAGTATACATCTAGGTGAATGTTATCAAACTGTTTCGATAGCGCATCAAAGATTGGATACACAAGTTCCAATCCACGGTGCGGAGTCGTATGATAGATGAAACGTATCTGATCCGTTCTCTTTTGGATCGGCGTATACTCGAGTTCGATGGCATTTGGAATTACGGTGCATCTCGAGTACGGAATACCATACGCCGACACATACTGATCTCTCTGCCAATATGAAACGAAGACGAAGTGATCAAACTTACGCCAACCACCATCCTTAAGAATCTTATTCTCCGGGTCCATAACAAGATCGTGGCAGTAGAATATATTCTTTACATCGCGGTGCATCTCTCGAGGGCGCGAGAAGTGAATTGCAAAATTTTGTAGAAGTTCTTGAGGAACATTATTGAGCAGCCTCTCTCGCATCATCTCAGTGCCTCCACGAGCATTGCGAGAGAGGTTTGTATCTACAACATTTCCTTTGTAAATGCAGCTCATTATTTGTCTACTGTGCTGAACTCTTTAAGAGAGTCCCAACGGAAAGAACGCCATCCGTTTGCTTCGACGTCCCAGACTGCGAGCACGTCATTGTTTGGGATTTTCTTTTGAATTGCTTCTTCAAGATCTACTTGAGCTGGTAGAAACTCTTCTGATAGTGTACAGTGCATCACTCGAGTATCACCGTTTGCTTTTGTAAAGATGATCTTACAGATCGTTTCGTTCAGCTTACGAATAATATCGTCTTTATCCCAATCCATGATCAAATCCTTACTGCATCACATAGAGTTTTTTGTAACGTTCCTTAGCAGGTCCGCCGTTCATATCGTTCATGCGAACACGAATGAACTTCTTGTTCGTCTGCTCTTTGTTTGGGTTCTCGATGGTCAGCCACGGATTTGATCCGCTGAGCCATGCCTTTTGCTTATTCAGCATATCGTCTGCGCCGGTTCTTTCTCTACGAATAGAGTTTAGAAGCTGACGGTTTACGTTAGGACGTTCACCGTTTGAAGTGTTGTTCGTCTTAGCCATAATATAATACTCCGTGTTTAGTATGTTTCAAGTTTTACGATGTTTAGATCTGACAGTATTTTAAA